ATGATTACATTAAACGATATAATTACGCGACACCCTACCATTGTAGATTTAATTGAATACATCAAAACTTTTCCGGTTGGCGAATACCTACCAGGCGAACGCGAAGTCGCTGAGGCAGTTGGATGGAACCGAGCAACTATTAGAGAACATATGCGATCTATAGAGTGCTTTGGCCATGTAGTAATAAAGCAAGGGAAACCGACAAAGTACGTTAAGGGTTTTTAAGCACAGGGGCCTAGCCCCCTGTCTTGACCTCTACCATGTCAAGTTTCAGGGGAATGCGGGGTGAAAACCCTTTAAATTAGAGGGTTTGACACGCATTTTTGTCTTTTTTAAAGGTGGGGAATTTGGGGGAAAGCCGGAAAACGTGAAATTAACGGAATCAATAACTTACGTTTTCCGAACTACTGTATAAGGTTACAAGTTCCAACACTTTATTGGCGTGTAGCTTTTCGTACCAGGATGGCACGCGACGATCCCTTTTTTGTCAGAATCAACATAGAAAACTAAACTCCATTTATTTGCGCCTGGCTCGAGGGGTAGATCTCCTAGCCTGGCTTTTAGTTGCGACTCTGATACGGTTATTTGTTCACCCTCTGTAGAAATCACACCATCACTGCAAAGTATTTCTATTTTAGATATTGAGTTATTTTCCCAGTCCAAGTAACCGTCTTCGCAAACAGCGATGCCTGCCCCATTAGATGGCTTTACTTTAATTATTTCTCTGTTCGCTCTATCTTTAAAAGCCACCAGCTCGCCATGAAAATAAAGTTCATAGTCCAATATAGCTAACTTCGCCAACGCTGTATCTTCGGTGGGTGGGCTACCGAAAACGCCTAACATACCCCATTTACCCAGAATCATTCTGTTACCCCCCTAGCAGCGCCCGCCGGCAGATCGTTAGGCGTTAATGCAAATACTTCACAGTTCGTACCCACTTGAACATCATTCAACGTAAATGTTGCGCTACCATTAGCCCACTCTTTTGAGCCGAAAAACGGCATCAGGCCATTATCTGCATCAATAACGCGTGTATCGTAAGTGCCATCAGGAATACTATCTATTGTCGCTGTGAGGGTTGATGTAACAATCATATCAACATTAACTAAATCCGCATCGCTCAACAACCCATTACTATCAATAACAGTGAGACTAAAGGTTAACGTTTGTTCTGTGTCAATATTTGGCGCTGTGAATGTCGGGTTAACTTCTGTCGCATCGGATAGCGTTACTGATTCGCCGCCAGTCTGCACCCATTGATAACTAGCAATTGTAGCTGGGGCGATAGCGGCTGATGCCGTACCATCTAGCGTTACAACGTCACCTTCCACTATGTCGGATTGGTCTGCGCCTGCACCAGCGATAGGGCGCAATGCGCGAGCGTCATTTGAGAATGTGGATACTTGCATCTGTTCAAATGCCACACTCCCTAGCGCCGCAGTATCACTATAATGAATCAGTGCTGATTGATATGTAGTAGTCAAGTCTATATCTGAAATATCTTGCTCATAAACAACAGCTCTACCATCTAGCACATGAACAAGGCGATTTGCCACGTCAATTCTAAAGCCGTAACTTTTCTTAGACATTACATAATCAACAGACCCGCCAGCCAAGCGACTCAGCACCTCGTTTGTCACGTACTCGGTCTCAACGCCACCAACCGTGATAACCAGCCTAATGTAGTCGTCACCTGTTGCATTTGTAGGCCAGCGCAAACCTATGCCATTTTGGATATTTGTTACATCATCAAAGAAACCAACCATGCCCCCAATGTCAGATTCCGTCATTCTGCCATGGCGCTTAAACGACAGTTCAACTATTCCGTGACTTGATGGCGTCACACTGGCACCCGTCACTATCGCGTCTGTGCCGTTAGCTGGAACGGATAGATTAATCAGTCCGTCAGCATCCGTAATTGTTGTGTTATTCGCTGTTAATCCAGCGTAATCACCAGATAAATACAGTTCGCCGGACTTTTCTGCCAACGTCTGAAACAGTCGCCAATCCCGGCTAGCATCCGAAACCTCAACCATACCAACAGCGGAATTAGAGTTCGCCGCTAGGGGTAGTGATTTGTATAGGCCATACCGTGAACTTCCATACTCAAACTCAATGAATTGTAATATCTCCCCCTCGTCAAAATCGCCGTTAGCGCCAAGTTCAATGAATAAATTAGGTTCTGATACAAGATTGAACTCATCATCAATTAAAACCTCGACTGGCAGGTATGGGATTGTATCCCCGCCATTAGCATCATCTATGCGTAAATTAAATACGCACCTCCAATATTCACCTTCGCGCCTGATATTGTCGAGGCTGTTTATTCTAGCCCCCCACTCCACATCCTCCCAGCCTGCGGGGGCGTGGTCTACTATCCGCTTGTCAGTAGATGAGCCTATGAGCGTTATAAACTCCCAAGAATCCCATGTGTTTGCACCATATATGGCTGCACCTCCAGTACCGTCTGACCCGCCGCCATGCGATGCCATGGCAATATATTCATATGGGTACTTAGATAGCGGATTAATGATAGGCTTTGCGTAACCGGTGTGACCGTCCCCTTGCTCAAATTCAGGGTTATACGTAATTACCGATGTTGCAGACCTAGTAAAGTCAATACCGTTAGTGCCTGTTGCCAAATGCGTGTTTTGCACACCTTCTGGATATTCTGGCACTAAAACTGAGCGAGTGTGATAGAGCATATTAACCACACCATCAATCACCCTAACTGCTGGCGTCTCAGTTTGCACAAAATCATCATCAACATAAATAGGGCATGTCTTTGTTGTGATATGGTCGAACTCTGGCCGACTCGAAACGTTTTGCCATTCCTCCCACGCCGCAGGGTCAGTTATTGCGCCAAGTGTTGAGTTCCACACTCGAACATAAATACCGCCTGGCCCGCTTCCGTGGTCTGGTGATGAATAGACGATAACGGGGTATGTGGAACTAGGCCAGCTTGGTACCGTTGAGCCATCAACTGGATATAGAAAAAATTCCTCTTCATATCCATCCGCAAGTATTTGGGAATGAATGGGGAAAATCTGCCCCAATTTTGTTACTGATAGCGCACTTCCTGACTGGGTAACAATCTCGGGCGGCGTGATAATCTCGCTAGTGTAGCGGTAATTATCAAACTGCATATCATTATCATCTACCCGCAAGCCAATGCCGTCACCAGATATGGCGCTAACGTCAGTGGCGGAGCAGACTAGCTCCCCGTTTACGTAGAACTTTAAATCTGTACCATCACAAACCGCAGTCATGCGGTATACTGGGGAAACTTTTGTTAAGTCTGGGTCATTTAGCGCTGTGTAATACTCATCGGCAACAATGTTGTTAACTCCGCCTTCTTTTAGATATATTCTACACCTAGCGCCCAGTTCACCCTCCCCAGGTGCGAGACCGAACAATATTAAATTGCTAGTATCAGTCACACGCATGAGAATGAATGCGTTTGCAAAACTAACACCTGTGTTGTGCATATCAACAGTGACCGAGCCATCCCTTCCGGAGTCGAAAAGTATACTCGGAGTGGCGCTACCCTTTGTTAGCTTTTTGTTGTTGACAACATAATCACCCTCTAGAAGGGTCGCCCCCGCTACGCTCGTCGTCCCATCTGGGTAATCAAAAGTTTCAATTGCCATTTATTCGCCCTCATGTGGTCAATTTGCTATCAGTTCGCCAGCGAACTTCATTTTATAAAGTTTGTGTTTTGGGTAATCGTTAATCGATATTGGGTGTTTTCGCAAACTGTCGTAAACAACCCCGTTTAAAACCAATGCCGCATGATTGACATTATCGTTGTGGGTGAACGCCCACACTTCCCCACCGATTTGCAGTTGCAGGGTAAAGGCGAAGTCCTCACAATCACCTTGAAACTCAGAGTCAATGCGTGTAAACGCTTTATGCTCATCTGCAATATCGTCTATGTAAATAAAGTTGCTTAGCGCCTCGTAATACGCTCTATCATCAGATGATGATAAGTAGTAAGTTGTGACCGCTAAGATAGCTAGCACTGCGATAAGTGGTAATAAGTATTTTTGCATCACATAAGCTCCTGAACTTCTACATGGAATTCATCTACCCATGCGTTAATTGTTGTAGGCGTGTCAACACTAGCAAGTGCTTGAACCACAACCTCCACCCTACATGCGCTCCGTGGTGCTATGATGCTGGATGAGCGATACGTCCACGACGATTGTAACCCCTCTAATCTCGATACAGACTCGTCTGAAATCTGATTACCCGCAGCATCATAAAAGTAGACCAATATTTGAAATAGCCCCACGTCATTGGATGCGTCCCAATCGTTTTTGATGTACAACCCAAATACAACTAGGTCGTTTGGTTTGCACGATAGCGCCTGATACAACTCGCCGCCCTGTACGCCACCGCCACCTCCATAAGTAGCACTTAGTTGACCGCAGTATGTGCCGCTATAAGGGTCGGTTGTCGTTGCTGTGATAGACGACGAAGCGTTTGTGCCGCCAGACGTATCTATAATTCTAACCGTCCATCCCTCGGCATCACCAGTTTCAAAGTCGCCGTTTAATATCTGGTTAGCCCACGGACTTGTAAAATGCGGCCAGTAGGTTTGAAACCCAAGCCAATGCATCCCCTTAACTCCGCTTCTTCCTGTCCCTCCAATGATATAGTTGTGTGCGTACCCGTTTCCTTGTGGGTCGTAGTCTCCATTCATGTTCCACGTTACATTATCCAAGAATATACCGCCCGTAGTCGTGTCGGGAGCATTACTGGTTAGTGGTGGCTTGATAAGCGCTCGGTTATTGGTAGTTATCCAACTATCGCGAATCATGATTTTAGATAGACTATTAGACTCGACGAAATTAACAGATGTAGATTGATTGTTAGGGTTTTCAATGTGGCACTGATTCATGCTAAAAATAGTGTCTGACCACGTTGCAAACGGCTGATTATCAAAGGACGTGCCAAAACATCTCCATTCGCCTTTACGGAAATTTGAAAATTGACCGCTTGAGTCTGCAAAAAAACAATCGCGTAATACCATACACTCGCCAAAATCAACCGTTGAACTTGGCGTTTCAATATATCCGCCAATGGTGCGACAATTGTTTACGCTCACTTTCCAGCAGTGGTCGTTAAACCTAAATGTTCGCTTAAAGCCCTGTACCGACACCCAATCCAGTGAACAACAACTTATTCTGGTTGCCGCTGTACCACCTGACAGCTGTATAGCGTCTGCGTCGTATTCGCTGTTTTTAGCGCCACCTACGATACTGATGTTTTTCAGCGCGCTTTTTACCATCCTGTCGTTTGACTCATACACTGGCGCTCCAACCAACTGCACACCGTACCCCGCAGACGGAGCGCCTGAAAAAATAATTCTGGACTGAGTTTCGCCATGCCAAAACCCTCTAAGGGCGTCGATTATAAAACTACTGGTTCCCACAAAATAATCTTTGCTTGAAAATTTTAAACCGATGACTAAATCAGAAATTAGGGAGTTTGCTGCTTGTATTGCATCTGCATCGTTTGTTGTACCGTCACCTTTTGCGCCAGCCTGTTCGGGTCTAATGAACCCATCAGGAAATAACCCTACTAATGTATTCCCATCATTAGTGTAGATATAACGGCAACCGTCTTCGGTGTTAGATTGGCCGCTGATTTTCAGATAAGTGTTGCCGCCTCTAGCTAGCATCACTGAACCTATATCGCCGTGGTAACTGACGGTTTTTACTAACTCGCCAACCCCTAATTCTGTGTCGGCTATCGCATCAAAAACAGAATTCACTTTTGATGAAACTGGTGGTAACTGGTTTTTAGATACCATGCCGGTAACTTCTGAAAAAGAAGGCCAGCGGGTTACCTGTTCACTGTCTAATAATGCGGCTATCTCATCAATTAGCGCATTTACCGCATTAGCCACATCCTCACCCGTACTATTGCCGGGGGTGCCCTTTGCTAACGCCTGTAATTTTTCTATTTCGGCCATTGTTTTAGCTACTCAACTGTAATTCTGGTTACGGCGCCACTGGAACGCAGCGAAAACGAACTCTTGGCTGCATTACCTCGGGGGAATGAATCGGCTAAGTTTGTCGGAGTGAACGTTGCCGTAAATTCCTCGCCATCAGCGTACTCGACTCTGTAGTTCGATTTACGCCCGCTCATGGCATCAGCGCGCATTGCATGATAAGCGGCCTGGTTGGTGTAAATAATTGAACCAGAAACAACTAATTGCCTGCCTACCAATTCGTTATTTAAGTAAGATATATAAGGCGTGATTGAAGCGTTATTGAGTTGTACCAAAGAACCCTGAAATGCTATCGAAGCTTCTAGCTGACCAATCAGAACATTGCCATCTTTCCAGATGATGCATTTTGAACCGTTGTAATGCTCACCAATACGAATTCGGGTTGCCAGCTCAATGCTGTCATATAACTCAACGTCGAAATACAGTTCACCAATTAACGTTTCAATCATGATATAGAATTAGGGGTATCACCCTCGCCCTGGATGTATCGCGATAAATCACCATCGGTATAAACGTTGATCGTGCTGCCATTGGCCTCCAGCGCCTTGCCAGCTAAACCACCGGCATAAGCGCCCGCCTCTCCCGGTTGGCCGGGGCCTCCGCCAGCGCCAGCTAAATAGAAAGCTTCGCCTCCTGAACTTGCTGAACCGTCCTGCCCTTCGACCCCAACATATCCCTGCCCGCCTGTGCCTGGCTTGCTACCGGAGCCGCCACCGCCACCATGATGAATGACACTGTATTTAGGCTCGTACTCTTCGGGTGCTGCACCACCACCGCCACCTGGGGCTTTTAAATAGCCATCGGCGGTGTATGAGCCATTACCAAAATCTGGAGTAGTGCCACCCAGATAGATATTTACAGTTACACCGCTAGTACCCAATAGTGTTGTGCCGCCGTTTTCACCTGCACCTGTAGAGCCACCATTGCCGCCTCGCCCTATTGATATTGAGCCATCAATAAATACCAGGTTAACAATTGAGCCAGACGGGAATGAGCCCACTGAAATGGCTTGATTGAAGGTGTTTTGGCCGTAAACTTGCTTTGAAAAAATAAATGTGAAGGTGTCTGCAGTAACGGGGCCGCCGGCTATCGTGTATAAATTATTGTCATACTCAGCATTTACGAGAAAATCTGAGCCTGCGAACGCGCCGATGTAAGGGTTGTACGTTACGGCTGTAATTTTATAGCTGCGGCCAGTGCTAGACGTTGGCGCTATCTTTATGATTTGAGATCGCAATCCTGTGACTGGGTTGCCGTAAAAATCCTGATTCGAGGCTGTATTAATTTCTACAACATCCCCCAGCGAAAAATTAAGGTTTGCTTCTTCAACAGTGCCAATAATTTTTTGGGGGCGATTACTGAAACGCTGGGCATAGCGAACGGTGGTTAAATCAGCGGTTTCAATATTGCTGAGTTTGTTGGAAAGTATGATTGACTTGCCCAAATCTTTAACTTTCTCTGCGTTGTAATACAACTCACCCTCAAGGGTTGTGTCATACGCTAAACTAGAGCGGGCGAAGTTGGCATCATCGTCACTTTCAGTGATTTTTCTTTTGTCGTATTGCAAAAATGCGCGTGAGTAATAGAGTTCGGCGTCTTCATCAATGCTGATGGACCCGTAATTAATTTCAATACCTTCGCGTAAAATGGCAGACGTTGTATTCCATGGGCTGGTTGCTTTTATTACTATTTTACCCGTGGTCAAATCTGTCCACATGTCCAGCATTAACGTTGCGCAGAAGTCATCTAGGAACGTGGTGGTGTCATTGTGTTCGTAAATAATGGTATCAATCGAGCCTTTTAGATTGGGCAACCATTCATCCAATTCAGCTTGTATAACCGTGGCGTTGTAGTTATCGCTGGTTAAGTCTGCGTCTTCAAACACTTTAACCAACAAATCATACGGATCCGCGTTGACAAACTTTCGGCCTCGGAATACCTCGTCCCCCGCTGAGTGCTCAGAGGGTTCGTTTTGAATAGTTCTCGAACCTAGGGTGATAGTATTGGCTCTAACAACAGTGAGCGTTACTGATGAAGCGTTTCCGCTGGCGTTTGTGATCATCATCAAATCACCGCCAACCACGGCAGTATAATCTGAGTATGGGGTCCAGTCTGCAATATCAGCATCCATTGAAATGCTGGTTTCGCCAACTGCAATATCACTTTGCAGCGTGCCAGTGACTATTCTAGGAAAATCGCTGTTCTCATCATCAGCCTTATACAGCACATCTTTACATGTGAATGTCCACATGTCGGCACTACTTTGCTTTACATCAACAAGTAGATAGTGATGGGTTCGCTTAAGTGTAGATGTATACCCGTCACTTTCGTAATACTTCACGCGGATGGGTTTATTTGTCAGTACATTTCGGGCTTTTAATTTACCGAAGTATGAACCCTGTCCTTTGATGCCAGGGTTTGAAACTAACGCGGGGCTTGATAGGTTTGGATCGCCTATAAAATCACGCATGCTGATGGTGCACGTTGCTGTGCTAGCCACACCATTTCCCGACTTAAGTGCAGGGGTTGTTTCGCTCACTTTATTCACGCACTTATATACATCGGATTCAGGCAGAATTAATGCTGTGTCGGTGTATTTGTGCGTTTTGGTGGTGATTGTGTGGTTACTTTGGTCTGTGCAAGTAAGCGGAGTACCAAACCCCGCATTACCATTTATTGTGCATGCGCTTGTAACTTCGGGTAAATCCAGCTCTATAACATAATAGTGAAACAGGCTCATGCAACAATCCTGAACGATAGCGAAATATCAACTAATGTTGTGGTTTGCGAATGAGTGGCCACTTTTGAACTGGATAATTCAAAAAGGGCGCACGACTCTTCAGGTCTGTTTTCTTCTTCGTAATCCAGCTGAGAAAGCACGCCCGTATTATTGTATAGATCGAATATCTCTTGCAGGTCAGTTCGGGCCCAGTCTTTATACATATTTCTAAATGTTAGGCTTAGCTTAGGCGCAATAGTTTCTTGCACGCGTTTAACCGGAAACCCGGCATCATTTGCAGTAACACGATTTGTAACGTTGCTACCCAGATAATAAAGGCTTTGTCCGGCATTCGTTCCCCACGCAATGTGGCTAACCAAGCCTGCCTGCATGTAGCTAATTGTTTTGGTGCCTGTACCCGTAATCTCTACAGTTAAATCATTTAGCGTTGTGGCCACACCTATGTAGAAAACCAAATTTTTAATGGGGCGAGTGACAGTGAATGAGCGGGTGAACGACGTACCAGTTAACGTAACTGTATTACCAATTTGCAAGTTGAGCCCATGGAGCGCTACATACTCGCACGAACCCACGGTATCAAATGTGAATGAGAATGTACTAGATGAACTACTGACTACGCGTGAAAAGTCTGGGTCCTGCAAATTTGATAGTTCACCGCTGCTCAATGAACCTGATTCAAGAACAATACTGTTAGACGCAATAATGTTAGTTTTACTGATGATCATTAAATGCGCCTCTCACTTTCCGCTTTCTTGATGTGGCGGCCGACCACTTCAACGGCTTCATCACTGAATTCAATGATCATGCGTTGGGTAGAAATATCATCACCCGAAATATCGGTAACTGATGTGCCTTGGTCGCTATAGTTTTCAACAGGGGCCTCATTGGCAGTGGCAGACGGCGTGGTTATTGTTCCACCTCCGTCTGGAGTCGAAGACATTATAGTAGCTAACTGTGTGGCACCAACTAGGGCGGCCGATGCCATACCAGCAGGGTTGGGAAACTGTTCGGCTATATTTTCGGCGGTGGTCATTACAGTGTTTCCCGCTGCTAAACCTTGCTTTATTTTGTGAGCAGTTTTACTGTTATTACCTAATGCGGAGAGCAACGCAGTGCCATCATCTATTTGACTTTTAACCGATGACTCTGACCAGAAGTTTTCTAGTTCTGTTTTCTTCTTTTTGTCGGCTGAGTCCTTTTTGCTGAGCGCACCAAGTTTAGTGAAATAGTCTTCATATGAGATAAGCTGGTTTTCAAGCTTCTCGTTTAATGATTCCAATTCAGCTTGGTTTTTTTCTTCAAGCGCTTCTGGGTCAACTGACTCAGGCGAATAAGCCGCAATAATTTCTTTTAGCTTAGCCTGGTATTCTTCTTGAGAAATTAGCTTTTCATCGAGTAGCTCTTTTAACGTTTCTGATTCGGTTACCGCCGCATCAATCTTTGCCTGCTCTTCCGTTTGGGCTAATTCACGCGACTGCGCTAAATAGTCGGCTTCTATCGCCATTTTCATGGCGTTTTTTTCATCTAACTTTTCTTTAGTTAGGTTCTTTTCATCCTCGTACATGCTTTCGAGAATGGCTAAACGGGCGTTTTTTTGATCTTGCAGTAATTGAAGTTCGCTTTTATTTGCATCTTCAACCGCTTTTAGTTCATTTAAAAGCTGTTCCTCTAACTTGATAGAGTCGGCACCAGATGTGCGCTCAGATTTCAAATTACCTTTTTTAGACTCTAAATCTAGTGCGCGCTGCGTTGCTTCGTTTTCTTCCTCTATTGCCTGTTTTCTGGCTTCCAATACAGGGAGCGTATCTTTCAGTTCTTTAAGCCGTTCTTTGTTGACCTTGCCCGATCGACCGTGATGCGTTAGGTTCTCGTAGGTTTCAACTTCCTCATTCAACAACTTTTGAAGCTTTTCGAGTTCTTCTAAAGATGTAACCTGATCGGCTAATGAGTGCTCATCAATTATTCTGTCTAAGTCCATTCCCGTTTGACGGGCAGCAAAGAATTCAGCGAGAGCTTTGGTGGCTTCATTGATGGCGGGTAGGAAGGGGGCGATTGCGTTGTTTAGGAAGTTAACGAAAGCGCCTTGGGCTAAATCTACGTTATTTGCCAGGGCGGCAAACTGAGCGCGTTCTTCTTCTGATAACTCTACATTGATTGAATCGAACGTATCTGCCAAATCTTGTGCAGCTTCACCGCCATCACGCAACAGCGGAATTAGCGCAGTAGTATCTGATGCCATTCCCTCGAGGGCGAAACTCATTTGCTGAGTGCTTTTGCCTGCAGCATCCATGCGGTTAACCATTTCTTGCAGTACATCTTGACCGCTCATGGTTTCGAATTCGCCGGCTAATTCTTGCGCCTCTTTCGAGGTGTAGCCCATTACATCAGCAAAGTCTTGAAAAGCGCCGCCGCCCGTAGCGAGAAAATCACCCACTTTCTCTTGGGTGTCTTTCATAATATCGCCGAACTTTTCGCCATCGATACCAACGGTACCGAACACAAAAGAAAGGCGTTTAAATTCTTCAACCGTTAACCCGGCAATGTTTGCCATGGTTTCAGTTTCTTGAATAGTTCGCCCTTGCGCTGCAGCATAGGAAACTAACGCAGACGTACCAGCAACAACGGCTGTTGTTACCGCGGCCACGCCAGTAGCAACGGCAGATAAGGGGGCTTTTAGGCTTTCCAAGTTGCCCAGCATGCCATCAGATTCGTTTTTGAACTTCTTAACGCTGGCTTTGCCGGTTGATAGTTCTTCACGTAACGCTTTGGTATCTGCAGCAATTTCAAATAAGAACTTTTCTGTACTCATTTAATTAAATACCTATCATCACGGGCGCCATTAGCCCGCCGTTCTGCGTTAATCATCATTGAAACATCACCTGAGTTAGCGGTTTCGCCAAGGTTGAGAAGATGGTGTAATTCTGGATAGTCGAGCAACCAAGCCTCTGTTGGGGAAATCTTAAGCTTGGTAACGAGCTCTTTATAGAAAGCCCAATAATCGACAGTAAAAGGTTGAACCGAACTAGACTTTGGAAGCGCTATCCAGTTTGTTCCTTTTTTTTTATGTCGCTGACAGTGGCGCGAAACTCTTGATCTATCTCGTTGGCTACATCAACCAAAATAAGCGGCCATGGTTGAATGAATTCGCTGTCTTCATCTTCAACTGGGCGCCAACCTACTCTAAACATGGCGTCTTGGATTTGCTCTAATTCAATAGAACTATCACCTTGTTTCACCAACGCATGAAACGCTTCAGAAGCGGTTTCAAAGTCAACGCACTGATAAAGTGCGCGCATCAGCGTAATAGTGGGTTTAGATTGATTTGCGATGTAGGTTTCAAGGAATGAAACCAGCGTAAACCACAGATCTTTATTCGTTTTGGTTTTAAACTGGCGCATGGCGGCCAAGTTCATCTTAAACGGGTATGTTTTATAGCAAAGCCTAAGTTCCATCAGATATCCTCGCCCACTGATAGAATAGAGATAGAACTTGTTACCTTGTCACCAACGGGGGCTGTATCAGATGGCGCATTAGGAATACCATTAAAGCGAATCTGATCTGCAACTAAGCCAGTACCATAATCCAGCATGTACTCGTCAATGTTGCCCGCCAGGCTATTAGCACGAAGCAGCTTGTATTCGGCATCATTGCTGTAAACAATATTGGCGGTAATTGTGCGGCCTTTTGTTGATTGGTTGGCATCCATCAGAGTTACAAAGTCATTGTGTGACTTGTGTGTGATTTCGATGGGGGTGCCATTGAATGTTGATGTCAGTTCCAACTGACCCACTATTACCGCGTCTTCGGTGCCAGTGAAGCGGTAAAGCAAGCAGCGGGTACCGTTTGCTTCATTGCTCATTATGCTGATGCCGCCGTATGTGAAACTTCTTCGCTAGAAAGGAACGTAAGTGAGGTAGTTACCTTGTCACCCATGGGTAATGCATCAGAAAGCCCGGTTGGCACCATTTTGCACGAGAACGCTTCACCCGTATCACCGTAAACAATAGAGTAATCGGCCTGCGTGCCGGTTATCGCATCAGCGCGAACTTGCTTATAAGAAGCATCGCTGTTGTAAACTAAAGTACCTGCAACTTGTAGCTGCTTACCTGCCAGTTCACCAGAAAGCAACGCTACCCAGTCTTGGTGTGACTTGTTACTAATATCAATTGGCGTACCGTTGAAAGTTAAGGTGCATTCCATCTGGCCCACAATGGTAGATGTACCGCGTTTGATTAATACCTGAGTGCCGTTTAATTCACCAGCCATTAGCGTTCCCCTTTTAGGTATAAAAAAGCCCCGCTAAATAGCAGGGCTTAGAATAAGTTGAAAGTTAGTTAAGCGCTTGGGTTATCGTGCTGGCTGAAATATTCAACCATGAATTCCAACCGGGTTTTACAGGTGTAATCAACACCTTCGCCGTTGTATTCCGGTTCACCCATGTTTTGAAATGTAATTCTAAAAACGAAATCCAAATCAAGCTTCTGCATCTGCAAAACCCTCAGTTCGATTTGCTCTCGTATATCCAGCATGGCTTCATACAAGCTATCTTTACCAACACGAACGCTTATATCTGTATAAAGCGTCAGTTGGTGCTGGTACATTTCCTTTGTTAGTTCCTCGCGTGTGTCTGGGCCCATTAATACAGAAACAAGTGGAAATTCTTGTTCTGTATCGATATCGGTTTTCACAACATCAGCAACATACCCCTCTTTTAAGAAAAGTAACTGCTCGTGAAATCTGTTAATTATCTCTCTGGCTTTATGCACGCTTTAGTTCCACTGTGTAAAAAGGATCGTCAAAGTCTTCTCTCGGGATTCGACCAATAACAAAATTTTGGCCTCTGCAAACAACGGACGCACCCTTTTTAAGCAAGGGTGCGTCATTTTTATTGAAGCTGAGCAAAACTTCACGTCGATAGCCGCTTTCATCTTCAAACTGCTCATCCTCGATGGTGCATTTTAGTTTTACACCATCAACGAAAACAGTATTTCCTAGATGCTCAATTACATCGCTGCAGGCATCGTTAAGTAAGCGATCTATCTCGTCCATGTTTACTCTTCGTCTTCGCTTTTTGCTGTTTCTTTGCTAACGGCCAAACCAGATTCAATTAAGTCGTTAGCTACAGATTCTATAAGCGAGTGTGAACCGGGCTTAAGAGGTTCTGCACCTGGTACAAGCTGAACAGTTTTAGAAAGGGAAACTTCCATCTTGCTTTCAGTTGTAACTTTTGCGGCTGTGCTATTAGCATCTTTAGCTGTAGCCGCTTTTTGCTTTGCTGTTTGAGTAGCCATAAATATCCTTTAGGCGGGGTAAACCCGCCCAATTGAAGAATTAAAGGACTGTTACATCAACGAACGCGTTTGGATCAGGCGTAACCATAAGTGGCGCTGATTGCGTCATAATGTACTCAACCGATGGATCTTCTTGCATCCAGTTTTTCGGATAGCGAGAAGCAGAAACAATACCTTCATCGTTAGCGCGAACATCTTGGATAGCACCGTAGCAACGAACACCATCATAAGACGAGTTGCCAAGCAGAATTTTACCTGCAGGCATATAGTATTCCTTGTTACCTGTTTCAGCATCGATGTACTGGCCTATGTAAACCCAAATAGCCACATCACCAAAGTAACCTTTAAAGCTAACTACCATGCCAAGGTCTTTAGTTGCCGTTTCCATTTCTGAAGAGCTGCCTCGGCGAGTGTCTAAGTTGTCTTTTACAGACTTGAACGAGTAGAACTTAGCCCAAGCCGTTTTACCCATAACGATAGTGTTAATGTTACCAGTAGCATTTTCAGCCCACGTAGTAATGTCGTCCGTTGGGTCATAGGTATCAGGATCTACAGCATCCCACTTTGCGGCACCTATTAGAGTGATGCTGTTCTCGGGGTTACGGCCAAAGTCAACTACTTGCTTTTCATAGTCTTCACCTTCAACGGTAACAGAGCCAGTAAGCACGGCTTGTGCTGCCATCCATTCCTCACGAGCGGTAATTGCTTTGTCTTGGCGGTCAAGTAAATCAACTACCGTTGCTTGCTTGCGTTGAGCTGGTGTTAGTTCACCCAAATAAGATTCACCAGGGCGGCGCTTCAAGTTGTTCGAGGGCTTAACTACGTGCTTAGGTTTAACATAAGCGGGAGTGAACTTTTTAAGTTCGCCGCCTTTCTCTTTGTGTACCTTACCAGCAATAACTGGTGATACGAACGGGGCCATAACTACATCGTCATGGATTTTGTCAAAGTGAATGCTTTCATCTGGCGATGTAACAACACTGCCAAAGAACAAGCGCAGAAAAAACGGATCAAATTTGCCCATTGTAGAAACAATTGAAAGCATTGTGCTAGTTGCTAGAGGGGTAAACATTGTGCGCGCTCCTTATAAAACGGCTGATTGTTTTTGTAGGCTGATTGGTGTACCTAAAAAAGCAGTTAATTTTTTAGTGGCATCAAAGCTTGCATGCCAGTTCAATTGCTCAGGGTCGAACGTTCCCGACTTAATTACCTGCGCTTGAGTATCGCCGCCAGATGCATCAACAGCTTGTGCAGTTAGATAAACTGCTGTTTGGCTACCGTTAGTAGCTGAAGGGTTACACTCAACGAACTTACCAGTAGCGGTAACTTGACCAAGCGGGGTATTTGCTGGCAGGTTCTGACCAGACGCGATGGTTACGCTAGTAGTAGCGATTTCATCACTGCCAGAGACAGGATGATCATAGTTGTAAGATTCAGTAGTCATTTACTTTGCTCCGGTAGCTGTTTTGTAAGATTGAACGAACTGTTCTGCCTCTGAAGGTTCAGAGTCTTCTGCAACAGCCGTGATGTTTGGTTGCTCAGTGTTAGCCATTGCAGCATCAAGCGCATTACCCTGTTCAGCGGTTGCTGATTGTTGAGGGGCTTTAGCTAAAACACCCAACGCTTGCTCTACTGACATATCAGTATCAAATGCCAAGTGGTGCGCTAAGTCTTTTCGACCCTCTGCAGCTTCAGCCGTAATGATGGCTTTGCAACGTGCTTGATGGTCTACCGCATTTTCAGTAGTAGCGGTTGCTGGCGTAGCAGCTTGGGCTTCTTCACCGGCAGTTACCGACTCAGTTGCCACCGAAGTAGATTGTTCACTCATTGTGACGCTCCGTAGTGTTGAACTGTCCGGTGAGGACAGATGTTGTTTAAAATGTGAAATGATGTTGTGCGAGTTAACCAACTCGTCAGCTAGGCCAGCATCAACAGCTGCTTGCCCGGTATAGGTTTGCGCTTCTGTTTCAAGAACGGTTTCAATAGGTAAGCCAATGTTTGTTGCTACCTTGGCAGCGAACTGTTGGCGCAAGTCGTCGCACTGGGTTTTGAAATCTTCATAAACAGATTCGGGAAGGTTTTTATAAGGGTTACCATCAACCTTGTGAGAACCAGAATAAATTAGCGTGACCGCCAAGCCTGATTCAGCAAGCATTTCCTGATAGCTGGCATGTATCTGAACAACGCCAACCGAACCACTAATGGCGGTTTGGGTTGTTAATCGCTTGTCTGCAACGCTGGCAATACACATAGCGCCACTACAAGCCATATCGTCATAAATTGCCCAAACAGGTTTGTCACCCTTGTTTTGTGCAATGTGGTCTGTGGCGTCAAAGCACCCTGCAACGGTGCCACCTGGCGAATTAATGGCAAGCAATATGCCCTCTACATCAGGATCAGCGTTGGCGGCATCGAACATGCCAACAATAACGTTGTAGCCAGTAGCCCATGAACTTGAATAACTAAGCTTGTGAACAAGCGTTCCCATAACAGGAATAATGGCTATACCATCAATAAAGTGAAACGGCTTTGAGTCGTAGTTTCGGCCACTCATGCCATACCCTAGAGACGCGGTACTTATGCGAGGCTTCTCAGTAGCATCAACAGCTCCTTGATCATCAGTGATTGAGAAACCACCTTTTTGAAGTCGAGACAGAGAGCCAACGAGGTTTCTAGCTGACTTAGCGTTCATAGCCAAAAACTGATTGGCGAGTTGTTCTAACATAGGCACAAAAAAACCGCTTACGCGGCCTCTCCTTCTGATTCATTGCTGGCGAACTGGTTTACTTGAATCCAACTTGGCGGCGGTAAACCCGCGGCTTTTCGTTCTTCGGTTTCTCGAATTTGCTGGCTAAATATCTCTTGGTAATCCTCACCCATTGTTGCCAACTCTTTTTCGTAAGTAGAAAGACCAGACTCAATTCGTAGAACCGCTTCTTTAACTTCTTTCAACCCATCTATTGCTAGTCGACCTGAACCAATCCACTCAGCGTTACACCATGCTGCTTTTCGCTCGTAGAAGTTGTACTTAGCTTTGCGAGGCAAGGTGATAATGTTTCGGCTTACGGCTTCTTCTAGCCATAAAGCAAAAACGCGGGATGCAAAGCCAGAGGCGATCACTTTTCGGCGGCCCATGAAATAGCGCCAGCTTTCCATCATCGATGCGCGAGCGCTCGAGTAATTTACTTTTGAGTAGTCACGCGCTAATTGCTCATAACTTACGCCCATTCCTGCGGCGGTATATCGGAGTATTGAAGCTTCTAAGTCGGCAAATCCATTGTCTGCATGACCTGGTGTTTTTAAATTAAGTGATTCGCCAGGGAACAGGTGCGGAATTTTAGCGCCATTCATTTTAACGTTAGCGCCTTGGTGATACTGACCAGTCATCGCCATCATTGCTGACAGCCCTTTTATTGCGGGGTTTTCATTACCCTGTCCTGCACCAAGTATCATTTGGTTCGCTGTTTCTGAATCAAGGTCCGACTCAATTACAGCGGCATACATTGCGTTAATGATGGCGTTTTGAAGCTTTGTTAACTGCAGCTTATCAATCATGAAAAGCTGTTCCATAACTGAAAGGAACTGATTAGCCCCTCGCGTTTGCCCATCTTCACGCGGTTCAAACACATGAATAAACTGCTGTCGACCCCAGCGGGTTTCTCTAGGAACGCGGGTCCATTCGCCATAACCATAGCCGTTTAACGATGCACCCATGCCATAACGAGGGTTAAGGACATGGTAAGCAACGGCGCTGCTATGGCGGTCTTGCTCAACACCACCGCGTAAGAACTGGTTATCAGCAACACCATTGGGGTTTGAAACTCGCTTGGGTGAAACCATCTTGATAGCGGTTCTAAATAAAGAGCCGGGGCGGCGAATCCATTCAGCTGCAGCCATCGCTTCACCTAGATTAACGTGAGTTGCAACAACTTCACGAACCATCATGGTGAAGGTGCGCTTACGCTCTGCATCTAAGTAACAGCCCACGTTATCTTCAGCGTGTTCTTTAAAAGCAGCTTCTACATCTACGGCTAAGGCACGAGCGTCTGCTTCCTCAATGCCAAGTGTTCGCCATTGTGGCTTATAGCTTAAGCGAAATAGCGAACCCACCACGTTATCAACGTGCATTTGCACGGCACCATTTGCAAAACCGTGGTTTTTAACAAGATCATCGGCTCGCGCATTACCCATCTGAAGATTAGGCAATAAAGCGGCATCTGCTGATTGAAGCGTGGGGTTCCAGTCCGTTAACTGCCCACCAAAACCATGAGCGGCACCCTTGTATGATTCAGCCATTGGCTGACCTTTGTGATCTAATATCTGAACATTTTTCATTAGAATCGAAACCCAGCTGGCGCACGGCGTCTTCCAACACCATTAACTTTGGCTTCTAACTCACTGATGTATGCAGTAAGTTCATAAAGGTTAGCACTGGTGTATTCTACAGACAGACCATCTTTATTGATTTTTACAACTCTGGTTCCTGTCAATAACTTGTGTCTGGCTTGTTGTGCCTCTTCAAGTTGTCGCGCTTCATTAGCTGCCATTTAATAATTTTCCTAAGTCTGCCATGCTACTTGAATCGCTAGTTACATTAGCGGTTTCAGCAACGTTAACGGGAATTGCGGCCAGTGAATCAAGATCAAGCGCGAAGTATTGTTGCGCGACTCGCAAAGCGGCCAAATTGTAAACTTCACAATCTAGCTTTTCGTTTCGGGCACCGTCTGGACAATGCCACTTGTAACTTTTCTGCCCATTCACAAAGAAAGGCTTTTTGTATTCAACCAGCATCTGCTGGAAGAACGAAAGGTTGCACCATTCCTTCATTGGAAAATGTATACAACCTGGCTTACGCTTGCCCGGTTCGTCGGGAACGATACTTAAACGCTCAGAGATAATATCTTTTGCGTTATCGGTTCCCACCATAACCAAGTAAACACCGTGAGTGTTTTTCTTCTTGGGCTTGGTCGCTATTGGTTTCCCATATTGGCTTGCACCCTTACATGGGAATAACCGCATAACACCAAAGCGCTTGGTGAATTTGTAAACCTCATCGGTATAGTGCCCGCCTGAGTCAAAGCAACCGATTGCCCAGTTCATCACTTGGCCGTTAGCTTTTTTGTATTGTTTACGGAGTGGCTTTTCTAGTTGGTCCCAGAAAAGCGGCACCGATGGATCCCCGTGAACCTCGAAAGCATCAATAACATAACTTTCTTCGCCGGCAGTCAAACCCTTAACAACGAATTCAGCCCAATGGTCTTGCATATCACCACCAACGGTAATGAAAACAACATCATCAGGAACTTCAGCGCGATAATCTTCACGCCTAGCAAAAAGGTGTTCAGGCTCAGTTTTAGAGCGCTCTACTTCTTCAAATGCCTCGCCAAGTGTTGTATTGATGAAGGACTTAAGCTTCATCTGGCTACCTTGGGCCTTGTACCATTCGGTAACAATTCTCGACCAAGGAGAAAAGTTTGAGTAAAGCGAATTTATATACCAGGTAACTGATTCTGGTGTGGGTGCAATGCTCTTTGTTTCTGGGAAACCTTCAGCATGATAGAACGTAATGCTATCGTAGGTTGCTAAACCTTCGTTGCTCAGCCAATAACCTTTGTGATCAGCTTCTATAAAATCCGAATATGAAAATGTTTCACTGCAGGCAATGCAACGATACTTCGCGCTTCTGGCCCTTTCCGAACCTTCAAGTTCACTATCCCATTCCAAACCGTATTTGCTGTCTTTGCCACCAAAGATTAACGCTTGGTGTGTATCGCAATGTGGGCAAGGTATGTAACGCTTGAAATACTGCTCTGATTCCTCGGCGGCCTCTGTAATTTGGCACTCGCCTTTTATCGTGGGCGTAGAGCCCCGTATTGATTTGCCGAACGCTGAACCTTCCAAACGCTTATCGCCAAGGAAAGTGGCAGAACCTTCGCCTTCAATATCTCTATCAAATTTTGAAAGTTCATCGTATATCGACAAATCTAGGGATTTTTCACGATAGTTTTTTGCAGCCTTACCACCCATCAAGAACAATTCACGGCGGTTAGTAAACGCCTTATTCTCTATGGTGTTTTGTTTACTCTTTTTATTTAGGTAAGGAAATATTGCGCGCAGCGGCCCAACATCGCGAAGCATAGGATCGATGTGCTTTTTACTAAAGCCATCACGGGCACCATCGTCTGGCTGCCAAACACCTATGTTTCTTTTTTTGTGCTCAATGAAGTAACCAATGGCCGCACAAATCAGTTTGGTATAACCAACCCGCGCCGACTTTAACCAGTTAACCTCTTTAATATCGTCGTTGCACATTGAGTTCAGAATGGCTATCTGACTCGGCGCTGTCTTCCATGGCCCCTCAATATAAGAGGACTCAGGAGACATATAAAAATATTTATCCGCCCATTCAACACCAGTAAGTGGTGGCGAACGGTAAAGAACTCTCGCACCCTCTTGCAGCGCTTTCTTAAACTTTCGCCTCTGCCTGAGTGATAACGTCATCTATTATGTCGTCCAAGTAATCATCAAGATTCGACGCCTCGTTCTGATGCTTGATTGTTTCAGACTTGATAAAGTCGATAATCCTCTGCTCTATTTCAGGGTGGCGTCTTTTGATGTTAGGGGCTAATGAATCCAGGGTTGCACCGACTTGGGATAAAATTCTTGCCAAAACATCTCGCGCAGCTTCTACGGGAATTGCGCGACCTTCCAAAATTTCATTCTTGATTTGCTGAGTGATCCGCTGCTGCTGGGTGAGCATTGCGCGCTCAAGTTCGAGATCGATCTTCTCGCCTGCAGGGTTAACTCGGTTGTTATTTTTCTTAAGTTCGTTTTCAATGCGGTTTTCAACCACATCCTGAACCCTAAAAAACGTTTGGCGTCCAACTTTCTTGTGTGGCTTAACGCCCCATTTGTCAAAGGCTTGCGTAGAAATGCCTAATGACTCAGCCATGTTTTTCTTGTTGAGTAAATGCGAGTCCATGGTTTGTGCTTTTTCAGTGACGATTTAGGCGATAACTAAACAACCTTGAGCGAAAATGAGTCATAAATAGCGCGAAAGCGAGATGCAAATTACCCTCGGTAGGGCACCCCCCCTGGGAAGTACCTTTTTTGCACCAAAGGTGTGCAAATAATGATATTTTCATGCGAATCATCACCTTGCGGTTGCTAAAGCCTTTTTAATCGAGGCTTTCACGTGCATTGAGGCCACTTTCTTAGCGGTTGACTGACCACGCTCGAAGAATTTAAAGCGCTTCTTGTATTTCGCTGGCTTCTTACTTAGGTATGCCAAGGGCTTGTTCTTTGTCTTCATTTGCTGAAGCACTAAGCCATCAGCAACAAATGTCTTACCCTGATTTTGTAGTCTTTTTAATTTGCCACGGGGTAAGTTGCCGTACTTGTTGGCCGCTTTCTTACGCGGTATTACCAATGACTTAGCGCGTCTAGTGCCGCCCTCTATCTGATATTTCAGATATGACGCCTGTACTGGCTTAATAGAAACTGCGGCTGTTTTGGTGCGCTTATTGGCTCTCGTTATTTTGAAAGCCTTTTGAGTAAATGGCGTGGGCTTATCGATATCTGCTTTAAGCTGACGCTCTACACCCACCTTTACATCAGCGGCTATTGCATTGGCAGCAAGAACGGAAGCGAACTCCACTTGTTTCTCAATCTTCTTAAACGCTTTATTGAAAAACTTCTCTATATCATCGGCCATTGCTTCACCAAAACTACCAATGGCCTTAGCCCATCTTTGGGGCTGATGGCTGAGCAGGCCATTAGGATTAATCCTCGTTGTTAACCATTGCCCTCAAAGTTACATCGTGAAGCTCTCGCTTCCTGCGTTCCTCTGCCTGCTGGCGTTTGTCTTCACGCCGTTTGAAATAATAATTCATGGATAATCCTACGGCACTCACCAGTACGCCAAATACTATGCCGAACTCCTGTGAGGCGAGAAATCCCCAAAATGCTGAGATACCGCCCCCAATGTATGTAGCTATAGATGATTTATCGGACATTGATTGATTGTATTCGTGTTGGTAGTGAGTGTTCATGCTGCTGCCCTGTTTGTGGTTTCAACAACATAGTTATTCAAATATTGTTCCATTGGGTATTAGACAAAAGTTCAACTTTTCTTATTGAATGCCAATACGTTGCGCTTTCCGATTTCTCGCAAGCCTGCGTAAGTCGTGGGTAGCGTAAGGAATGCGCCTATTATCGCTAGCTCTGGTGAGTCAGTGACAAATACGTAAGCTATACCAGCAAATAAAGAGGCTGTAGCGTGAAGAGGTCTTACGTACTTAACCGCGCCTTCTGCATTATCGCCATTGCGAATAGTCTGCTGTGTCTCTGAATGGCTACGCTGTTTATCCTGAAGCTCTAGCGCCATGACTGATTCAAGGTGCCGATTCACTTCCGCTTCGCGTGCGGCGGCGATTTCTTCAAGCCTAAGCATTGCGTCATGGTTTTTCTTTAACTCCGCTAACGCTTGGTCGGGGTCTGTCGTTCCCGTTGCCTGGGCAACCATTGAAGCCCCAGCACTGACCGCGCCCACTACATTGCCCGTTAATAGCGAACCAACGAGACTGGCTACGCCTGTTTTGTTTTCTTTTAGAAACCCGCCTACGTCTGACCAATTCATTTAATTACCTCGAAGTGTGGCATATCAACGAATGAACGCCAGTGACCCCCCCAACGTATTTTAACGCCTAACTCTGATGCTGCGGCCAACATCGCCGTGGCTACATGAGTAAGATGATCTTCATCCCATGATGCTGCACCATCGACATAGGCGAAAACGTCTACTGCCTCACCTAGCTGATGTCTGGATAAGCGGTTGTAACCGTCAAGTTGAGATTTTCCCGATGTAAATAACGCGTTTTGCTGTTCTGCAGTTCTGTAACCGCCAGTAAACGGGATGCCAAAATCAACCTTTGTTATTTCTAGCGCTCTCCTTACAACTTTGACCAAGTCAGGATGAACGTCCTTTAATTGCCTGTTGCTGCGGCGGCTTAGTTTAAACATGATTTATTCCGGGCATAAAAAAAGCCCCGACTGGTTAGGTCAGGGCTTTAAGTGAATTAATGCGAGTATGGGGATATATTATGCAAAGCTCGTCAGTAAGTCAACTAGATAATTTTGTACTTTAATAGCGTTGCCCACACCTGCCCGAAAGTGGCATTTTCAAGTTTATTAACCAGCGAGTCGAATTTAGTTTCAGCAATATCGTCAGGTATTGATTGGATAGCTATACTATCTAGCATAACCCCCTGCAAGTGTGCTTGTAGCGCAAACAATTCGTCATCTGTTAGCTTTATCGCATCCAAAACGACCATCATTTGAAGATTATCGTAAATGTTATTAACAAAGTTCGTAAGCCCGCCAGGGCTTTGCTCTACGGCCTTTCTAAGCTGGGGGCTTGGTCGCATGCTGATAGGATTATTTTTCTTTTCCATGATCACTCCATTAAAAATGAGGCCATAGCCCCGTTAACCTAAATCCAGCTGTAATGCTTAAACAGTTGCGTCATCACCTAACAGTGGCTTTTTGACTGTATAGTAGTAATCATTAGTTCCATTTAACTCACCACTTTCACTGCCTTCAACCCACGCTTTACAGGCATTTAAAATCTGCTCCGCTTCTCCATCAGACAAATAAATCTCGCAAGCATTTTCAGCATAAGCCTGAACACTATCAACTGACGCCAAATTGCTTTCCAAATACTCACTGGCAGCGCTATCTAAAATACCTTCTGCAACTTCTAATAACTTGCTCATAATTTTTTCCTTTTTTGTTATGGCAAAATTGCCACTGCTTGTTCAGCAGTAAACTTTCAAAAGGGGCCGAAGCCCCTGCTCATTAATTAGCGATAGTCTACAAATTCAACATTTAGCAACTTGGCGTCTTCGTGCGTAAGAACGATACCGTCTGTGTTTTCCCATTCGGTACCCATGCCAGTGTTAACGTCATAAATATAACCAGCGTGAGGAGCAAATTCGTCGTCCATTATACGAGTTACCGCAGAACCATCTTCACAGTGTAGGATTACAACAGTTTCGTCGTTAATGATGCTTGCGAAGTATTCAGTGTTAAAAGTAGTCATTTTGATTCTCCATTTGCCGCTCCCCGTTTGGGTTTGGCTCTCTGGTTTGGGTTGAAGCCCCTTGCCTCAACCTCTGAATATAATTGTAGCTACATTTGTAGCTATTGCAAGTGTTTTTTTACAATAATTTAAATTTATTTTTTAGCAGCAAAGCTCGTCAGTGAGTCAACTACTGTTTTATGCCGCTTCATCCTCTCGCATAGTTGCTCTTACGTGGCTTATCGCCTCGCTATTCCACAAGTAAAGTTGCTCTAGCACTTGATTGTAAGCCTCAGATATTTTCACAGGAAGTTTGTTTCCCTTAATTCCTAACCGCTTGCAGAGTTGAACTTTGCTTGTTGGTTTAATCTCTTGTTCGCCAGTATTGCGGTTTAATCGCATGATGGGTGATTTTATTTCGATGATGGCGCAGTTAATCATGCGTAACAAGCAAGTGTTACTAACGTCTAGCTCAGCTTTTAGCATGACGTTCAACAAGCCAGCTTTTACGCGAGCTCTTGCGCTACTGTCATCGGCGTAGAGCAATCTAGCCAGGTAGTAAGCATGTTTATCTAGCTTTAGTTGTGTTTCAGGGTGTCGCATTGCCAGTGCCCCAGCTACTTCATTTACATCGGGCGCGGTACCACCAAACGGCATACCGTCAATTTGCTTTGATTTTGTTGTCATTCTTGCTAATTCTCTTATTGGATTTGACATATAAGTTACCCCCTTACGCTGCTAACGCTTGAATAATTAATTCATCTACCGAAAACTGGCTAATAACAATGAAGATGATCATAAATATCATGCTGCAACCTCCCTATTGGCTTCAATTATTCTTACCGACACCTTGCCGCCCTCGATGGGGGCATGCTTGGTGCTCGTTAATTTTACTATCTGACTATCGTCTTTAAACACGCCAGCCTCCTCGAGCGCATCCAGCAAAGCTTTATTGATGTTGTCCAGATCGCGTTTTCTGTTGTCCGGCGGGAACGCATCAATCTCTAAGTGAATGAGGCCAGTTAAATAATTACAGGCTTTTCGCTCCATGGCCGTGGCTTTCACTTCAACACGGAACGCTTTACCCGCTGGCTTAATGAACCTCCCACCTTTGGGCCTTTGCCCGTAATAGTGGTTAACCGTGGGCGGGTATGGCAATTCAAGTTCAATCATTTAATACGCCTTTTTGCTGTTTTATGTATTCCATATTAGAAAACGCCAAAATTACGCCACCTTATTGAATACATTATTGTTTTCGTCTTTACCTGAAATCTCCACGGACGGGATAAGGACGGGTTTCACATCACGAAATAACCACTCATGATATTGCTCTAATGCCTTGCGTTTAACGTCCATCGAGTCAGCTTTGATGTAAACCAAATCAAGCCCCTTTTGCTTATGGTTAAGTAATCGCTCTGCTACCCAGTAATCAATGCCTACCGTTGCCCATACACTTCGAGCAAGCTTTCTTATGTCATGCGCTGAGAACTTACGCTTTGATGCTTCCCTTACTGCCTTATCCGCTGCGCTGGCACTCATGGGTTCTTTACCGCCAAACAAGTATTCACCTGTGCACTGCTGCTTATATTCCAGCAATAACCGTTTAGCCTGGTAAGTGATTGGCAGTATATGAACCGCTGCAGTCTTGGTTATGGTTTCAGGTATGATTAACTGGCCGCTGTTCAAATCGATGTGGCGCCATCTTAGTTGGCGGGTTTCACCGATACGAGTACCAAACAGCAACATGAACAATAAAAGCATTCTAGTAGTGGCTGGGGCTATATTAATTTGCTGTATTAATGCCGGTGCATCATCTACCAGCAATCTGCCTTGCTTGGGCTCAATTCTGCGTTGCACGTGATCACGAAACTTCATACCCGCCATGGGGTTTACCGAAATTAGCTCCAACTCTCTCGCACTGGCAAACACCCTCTTTAATATGGCGAAGTATTGGCGAATGGTTGAGGGCTTTAGGTTGGCATTCTGCAGGGGTAAAACTAGCTTATCATCGATGATGGCCTTGCTGACTTCGCTGATATTTATAAGCTCAAGTCGGGGTAATAAGTGCTTATCAATAGCTGATAACACACCTTTGCGGCGGCTCTGACTTTTTATGTTCTCTTTGCTTGTGCGTGATGAATACCAATTGAGCATTTCACCCACGGTTTTAAATTTACTGCTTTGTACCTCTTTACCATGATGAAGCTTTTCAATAACACCGGGCAACATAGCAAGCACATCTTTGGTTTTTAGTGTGGGCCAGTAACCTAAACGAGTACGGTTTTTTGAATTACCTTCATTGCGATAGTAGCACCACGTTGCCCGTTCACGGCTTTTGTGGAAGCGTAAACATATTGGGTTTCTTACATCGCGTAGCTCACCCACCACAGCATCAGATGCGTGTTTTTTGATTGCTGTATCGTTAAGGTTAAGGGCGAGGTATTTCATTTCTCATCACCCATAAGTTCCTCGCGCACAAGGATTCGATCGCTTTGTTCAATCATATGATTGATAGTGGTTTCGTGTATTGGGTTGCCAAACATCGATGAAGGCCAGCCTAAAACGCTGCCATCCGAAAAGTGAACGTAGCACCATGTATCTGAGGGCGTGATCATGAATCAGCCCTAATAAAGCCGACTTGCAAATGATGCCGGGTTGATAACTTCTTTTTATCCGCATCAATTGTGTTACATGAAAGCAAGGGCATAGGTTTCACACCAATTGGGCGGCACTTAACCTTTAAGCTTTTAAAAAACGCCTCTTGACCAACAGTACGCGCCTCCCATATGGTGAATGGGCTAATAGCCGCTGGGTAGCAGTCTTTCATTGCCTTACTTATAAATTCGGCTTCAGCCATTTTTTTACTCAGTTCGGCTAAGTAATATGCAAAGCCTGCACTGGTAAGTTTAAGGGCGCGGCGTTGATTTTCGGTAAACTTCATGAATTAGCCCCTATAGCCTTAAGGTAAAGGCCGTTGTTTAAATTCAGCCGATAGCCTTTACTATCAGCCCAAGCTTTAATTGCGTTTAAATAGCGGTGCATTTGAGTGGTGTTAAAGTTACTGGTAACGGCCGTTGACATTGGCGGGGCCATAAAGCGTATCTTATGGCTTTGGCTAAGCGGCTTTATTGCTAAGTCGTAAAGCGCTTTAAACTCTGCGTCTGACTCGCGAGCGATAGGAACGCCAAACACCAATTTGCAATACGCATTCATGTACGTTGTGCTTAGGCCTGTCTGATTACTTAGCTCTTTATACCAATGGTGTTGCAATGCTTTCATAGCATCGAGGCGCGAACGGGCGCTTTCACGCACCTTCACATCAACCATCTTGCCGCCGCTTAACCAGCTATCAACAGCCTGAGTGACAGACTCAAACTGTTGATGATTCGCTACGGTGCAACTTTGCCAACTCACGCCTCTAGCTCCTTCCATATCTGGTTAAAGTGGTCTTGATCAGATAAAGCAATACCGCTAAAGTCTTTCTTCTTCTCAACTTTACGCGCCGCCTTCATGCGACCTTTCATTTCAGGGTGCTGGCTTTCTCGCTTTCCTTTGGGTGGGCGTAGCCAGTTGGTGGAAGGCTGTGTCATGCGGCGTCTTCCTTATCTATCTCAGGTAAAGAACTCTTGCATCGAATTAGGGTTTTAATCGCATTATCTATACCTATACACGCTTGCCTTATTACATGGCTCTCGTTAGCCATTTTCATTAGCTGGGCGGCTCGGGCCTCTATCTGCCATACGCTTGATGTCACTGTCTCCATTCCAAGGGCTCTGCACACATCACCTAAAACTGCTTGTTGCTTCTCTCTAAACAGTTTTGCGTCCTCAGTAATTCTTTCAGCACGCGCTTGTGCGATAATTATGTTTTGATCAATGACTGATTTAATATTCTGCTCTTCGCGGCGAACTCTCGAAATGTCTTTTAATGCGTTCGCTACATCATCACCGTATTTCGCTTTAATTTTTTTATCGGTTATGTATTGATTCCATTCCTGTGGCTTGGGGCGTCGAGCTCGCTCAACACCATCGATAAGGAGTTTCAGCATCACCTTTTCTGGTAGCGTCACGGTTTGGCGTGTCGGCTTACGAAGTGTCACCCATCCGTTTTCGCCTCTCGTCATCAAACCACAGCCTTTTGGGATATCGTCCTTGCTCACTAATCCTTTTGGTACAGCAAAAACAACCGCTGTACTGAAATCTAGGTACTTCTGCCACTTGCCAGACGTAATGTCTGAACGAAAATCAGATACAGAAACCTTTATTTCGTAGGTTACGGGCATTGGTTTAGAGTAAGACTTGCGCATTGAATAAACATCGGGCCTCGCACTGCCAGATGGGCCAAGCTGCATATCGGTCCAAATCATTCGCTCTGGTGTTTCCAAGTGAGATGCCAAATCTTTAGCTAGGGCGTCATGCCCCCATTTCTCAACTGATTTTTTCACGCTGCAACCTCCAAGGTTTTTACCTTCCCTTTACTTAATAGCGATTCGCGGGTTACGAAAGACACATGACCGGCACCTATGCGGTGTGGGTCAAATACGAAAATTGCAGAACCTTTGTTGTTACCGGATTGAGGCTTACCATTTTTAAGAAAGGCCAAGCGGCCTTCGGTAACAAACCGGATTTCGCTAGCGAACTGGGCGGCCAAGCTGAACCATTTCACTGATGGGTCGCACATAACGAGCATTACTGTTATTCGCCCGTTTCGTTGTGCTTCAATGGCTTTTTCCACCCATGGGGTTATTTTGCTGTAAGGTGGGTTACACCAAAGAGCACCCATTTCAATTAACCCGGCTCCCGGTATGCGAGACTTAGCATCTTCAGCCCAGTCTTTAGAAAGCGCATCATCTTCAATAGTCCAATAATCTGCACACTTCGCTGTTTCATGCTCGGCACACACATCAAAGCCAAAACCAAACTCCATATCTAGCGCGTTAAACACCTCTGGCGGTGTACTCCATAAATCATTTGACATTTTTAAAGATTCCACTGTTATTTTTTCTGGGGTGGTGTGCTTAATTGGCATTTGTTTGAAAATGTGCGCTATTACTTCAATCGTCCAACCATTGCCGAACATTTTGTAAAGCTGGGTGTTTGAAACGCCGCTGTTTAAAATATTTTCGAGTATTGGTTCGGGGATGGTTTGAAGGCGGCCACATTCACGCGGGGTTAGCTTGCGGTAATTTTCCTTGGTACCAACTAGCGCTTTACCGCCCGTGCCGGCAGAAGCGGTGATTGCGTAACTTTTTCCTTTTATGCCTATTTCTTCCGTGCCGCGAGTTCGTATTTCTATACCAGAAACAACGTGATTATTATGCTCGTAAGAATTTGATGTTAAAGCGGGGGCTTTTCCGTCTAGTGCCCGTAAACCACCAGGGTTGTTACCCCTTCCTTTTTGAATAATTAAGCTCTGATATTCCCGCTTAGAGCCTCCATGCTCACCAGTCTTTTTAATCCACTCTTTGTAAGGTGGAAGCTCTGCATCTAGCGGATACCAACCCGCCGGCAAGTTCGAAACAACTGTGTCTTTTTGTACTGTTGATAAACACCGGCTCTTGCCGTGGTCGTGAACCTCCAAGCATTGCGTTTGCTTGATTGGCAGCGAGTCGTTACGCTTTCCGTTCTCGTCTAACTTGCGTCCTACGATAGCGGCGGGGTTGGCTATCATCGTTCTTTGGCCGTGGTTATCAGGGCCCTTGTGATAATTAGCGTCTATGCATTGGCTTTTTTCGTTTTTAGGCTTAAATTCACCGTGAGACTTTATTACTCCCGCGCCATCACTTTCAAGAATATCAGCCAACACAATTCCCCTATCCTCTGGCTGCGATACTTCCCAATTGCACCAGTAGTAGCGCTGGCGATTCTGCGCACTGACTAATGCGCTATTAATGAATACAGGCTCTACGCCAATGGCATTGGTTATCAGTGATAGAAATTCTTTCTTCATTTTCACGTTTTCTAAGAAAAACAAAACATCAGGGTTTTGTTTCTTAACGTGATCTAAGCAAAGTATGTATTCCCAAAATAAGTAAGACTGACTTAAAAACTCTGCGCCCTGCTCTTTTAACTCGAGGTATTTTTCACGGCTATCAACAATAACCTTTTCACCGTTCAGGATGGCAGTGGTTCCCGCTTGCTTACCGGCCATTGAAAAGCCCTGGCATGGTGAGCCACCCATTAACAGATCGATTGATGCCCAATCAATGTTCCATTCTCGCCACTTGGTAACATCACCCATAGATATGGTTTTAGGGTAAATAGTTTCTGCTACCTTTCTGGCATATTTATCAATTTCAGACGCGATGTATTTAGCGCATGGGATACCTGCCACTTCTAGTGCGATTTGACCGCCTGAATGCCCATCAAATAATGCTAAAACATTCATGCAGCTGCCCTCTCGCGAATAGCCATAAAGCTTTTGAAAACACTGGTGCGGCGATAACTCACCATATTTGGGCAAAACTCGATGTAACCTTTTCTCTTCAGTGCCAGCAAGTGGCCTGACACGCTGTTAGGTGCTACGCCAAAGTGCTCAGCGATAACTTCAAAGGTGGGAAAGTTGTCATTTTCAGCAATGAACTTATGAATGAAATCCATGTAGCTGATTTGTTTATCTGTTAGTGCTGGGGTCATACCTGCTCCCTCGCTCTGAAGTCTTCAATTCCCTTTTCAAGCGCAGCAAAGCTTGATTTTTTATCTGCTTTGGCGCGTTGAATATCTTCAAGCCCGGCAATATGACCAGGCAGTTTTTCAAGGGGCGATTTTTCAAAATCAACGTAAGTCGAAACAAATTGCTTTTGTAGAAACTCCAACTGCTGCGTTGTCTTTGCGCAGATATGCGGCCAACCGCCCAGGGCGTTTATTGACGCTGCTGTGATTGGATCTTTGAACGTAGGCGTGCGGTATGTGCCCACACGCGCAATGGCGCGGGTTACGTTCAGCCATTGCATTTCCGCTTGTGACTTGATGTGTTCCAGTTGCTCTTTCTCACCGGTAGTCAAAAAGCGGATTACATCGGCGGGTTTGGGTGGAAACTGGCCGCGCTCGGGGTCAGAGATATGCTTCGTTAGCGCACGGCATACGTCTGCAATAGGGTAAGGTTTCAGCGTTGCCCACCAAATATCCATGAGTTGTTCAGATACGGGCTTGGTGCTGTAAATTTCAAAGGTGCCGTGGATGGCACTGGCGAAACGGGTGCGATCTTGATTTTCCATGACTTACTCCTTGTTTGCCCATTTAGACATGACGCGAATGTTTTCTTCGCGTATGCGTTCTTGGGGGCTTTGGAATGTGCCATTCGGCTTAGGGTTGGTTTTTGGGTAAACCGATTGCCAGCCGTTCATGATGGCTTCGTTGATTAGCTCTTGCGGTGAGTGTCCGTCAACACGAAGACCACCAAGTTTTGCAACAAGCAACTCAACCGCATGAGTAGTCATTGGCTTTTTGATTTTTTTTCTGTAGCTAACGAAAGCATTTAGGCTTTCAAGGGAAATAATCTTTTCGCGATTTATTGTTTCAATGACAGATTCAGTAATGACTGGTTCTATACTGACAGATTCGGGTGCAGATTTTTCACTAGGGGGTGGTGCAGATTTTTCACTAGGGGGTGGTGCAGATTTTTCACCATCTGGTGAATTGTTTTCACTAGGTAGGGGTGCAGATTTTTCACCACCAAGCGTCAAGTAATATACGTTACTCGAATTACCTTTTGGCCCCTTCCTTTCTTCCTTGCGCACCAAGCCTTTCTTGACAAGTTTATCGATATGATTGATAGCGCTACGGCGAGAAATTTCACAAACTTCAGCAATATTGTCATAGCTTGGCCAGCACTCTCCCTTGTCGTTCGCGTTGTCGGCAAGCTTTATTAAAACCATTTTAGTAGTTGGGCTTCCAGCTTTAACCTGCATAGCTGAAAACATCATTTTAATGCTCATGTGCCCCCCTAAATCCTGGCTTGCTATATTTTTTGTATTCGCTCATAATTACCTCGATGTTTATCATCTAAACCCCGCATTTGCTTTCCACGGCTAGCGGGGTTTTTTTCGTTTTAGCCCTTAACGTGGGCTAGTCGAAAGCGCCGACCGCAAATGTGCAATCCGCATAACGCTTTGATGAAAGCTTGTTGTTTCCCTGATGCACTCTATGAATGCAAAATAGCGACTACGAAAAATCAACAAGCCTTCTCAAAACGTGCCGGTTACCCTCTTCCGGCGTTGCGTCATGCCAGTACCAACCTGACCTTTTTGCAACGGAGCGCTTGAAATTCGGTCAGCGAACCTAGCTTGTAGGGGCTACCGCTAGTAGTGACAAGCGTAACTAGCGGAATTACAAAGCCCTACTCTTCTCGATGGTATGAGTTACAAACACTTTGATATGTGGCTCTGCACACTTCCCACAAAACCACACTCAAAACGCCCTCGTTCCTTAATCGTGGTGAGGGCAACCACGGTCTTTTCGGTGACAAGGGAGACACACCCCTTGGACGGTGTTTAGCAGTTAAGCTACTGCCGCCAGATATATGTCATCGTTTGCAGATGTTTTTAAACTTAAACAGCCGCTAATAAACAACGAAACTTCTCACCCAAAAAACCCGCGACTAGGCAGGGTTTTTAGGGTTAATGACTCTGAAATATTGCTATTCAAGCGCGGCTCTAACTAAGCAATCTTTAGCTTCAAGAAGTTTTCTAAGCCCAGCGCTTTTCTCTGCACCGTCAGGAAGGCTTTCATTCATTTGTCTGGCTACATCCCCAATAGGCTTACTTACTGCCTGAAGCTTCTCGGGTAGATGTTCGTAATCGAAATATTTCATTTTCATAAGGAGTCTTCTTAATTCCGTTAGCTAAAGTTAGTAGGGTTAACGAAAGGAACGCCAAGTGTGGTTTTTTTGAAAGCCGCCAAGCCATTAGGCTGGATAAATTCCCTGTAGCTTGGTGGTCTATAACCTTTCTTGAAAGCGCTTTGAGTGGCTGCGTTCATCCCTACCCTTTTTTTTCTTTGCCTTTTAGTTTCTTTCATGTTCTCTCCCATAGAGATCCGTAAATCGCTTTGATGAATAGCTGACCGATACCACACTGACCAATCCCATTACCCGTTAGGGCGCTTATTGCGTTACATCCCTAGCAGCTATTCTCAAAACGCCCTACTCTCGTAAGGCTCGATTAAGGTAAGCGCCATTACAGCGCCAAATTCATTGCCGTATCCTCTTGTCGGTTTAAAGAACTGATATTCAGCACTCTCTTTCACCGACTTAGCCCCAATTAAGGGGCTTGTCAGCTTGTCTCTCCAAGTGTCACCCTTTTACCGCCACCAGTATCAGGTCACTGGCCCATGTCCGAGGTGCATCATTCCTCATATGGCTTAATACATCGTTTATCTGATTGTCCTTGCCGTGTGAGATATGGGCTCGAACGGTACAATCAGGACGTTTAAAGCGCTGCATCAAACGCTACCACTATCCAAAAAGGCTAATTTGTTCTATTTTTAAACAGCGCCTTCAGGCGCATTGCAAAACTAACTAAACTATTAAAGGATTAACCATGTACCACTTAGAAATTTATGCTAAAAACGGCTCCACCTTATTGGAAAAAATAACTGTTGAATCAAGTGTCATTCCTCGCATTGGTGAAACAATGTATCTAGGTGAATTGATGTCATACACGCCAGATGATTTATCAATTTTTCTTGTTAGGGACGTTAGCTATTCCATAGGTAAAAACAGTGATCAAAATATTTATGTTGAGTGTGTGGCATCAAGTCGTGCCAACCATCAGCATGCCGATGCACTTACATCCAAACGCAACATTTTACTTACCGAACTCGGATGGCTTAGCGAGCAAGGCCAATCGTGAAGTTTTTTCATGAATTTCCAAAAGCGTCGCTTTAAACTCTTTGAACTCAGGTGACGTTTTTCTCCACAATTCCTCAACATCGTTGTTCAATTTTTCGGCGCGGGCGATAGTTCGCGCCAGATGTTGCAAAAATTCAATTTCAACATCCTCGGCGTTGGATGGTGCGGTATCCGATAAGGTTCTAGTTGTTGCATCTTTGGTGTTAGTCATGTGTTGTTCCTGCTTCAATTAAAAAACGGCTACAAACTGCGTAGCCAAAGCCTACGGGTTAAAGAAACTTCTCAATTAAATAGCTGTTGTTAGCCAAGTACGTCATGCCGCCAACCACCAGCGGTAACGCAATAACTGCGATACGAAATTGCCAGTCGGTTTTAAACTCGTGCTTGAAACCGCGAACGGTGCGCTTGCACCACCAATAAAATGACGAGCGCATTATGCTGCCCTCGGCAATGGTTCATTACTGGGCTTAGGTGCAGTTTTGCAGTTTGGGAACGTGATTACTTTGCTCATTTTTTGTACCTGTGCTACGTTGTTAAATTCTAAATCTTCACTTACGAAGGTTCAGGATCTTTGAAGATAATCGTATGGACTCGCCGGGCATTACTCTCGTTAATAACTGAGTCATACCTATCAAACTTCTCCACAGAGGTTTCAACTGATTGAGAAAAGGAATATTCATGATCGAAAATACGGAAATCCCCATCCCCTGCCAGAAATGCGGTGCAAAGACTAAGGAGCGCATCAGTTGGTTGAAGACAAACCCCGATTTCACCGGTGACGGCCGCACGGTGGCTAGAATTTCCACCAGTGGCATTAACCAATAAGTCACCAGTTGCATTAACCAATAAGTCACCAGTTGCAATAAGAAATTGGTAGCGCTGAAAAAACTGTTCGGTAAACGGTGATTTAGCGGCAGCTGCAGAAACCACGGCCAGTAGCTGGCTTACTTTGTCAGCGTTGATGGATAAGTTGAGGCGTGAGTTAGTCATGCTAATTCCTTCTTAAATAGGGATGAGCGAAGTGACTGAAGTTTTTGGATGGCTTCTTCGGTAGCTTTTATAAGTGAGTTGCGCTCATCTTCGTCAATGTGCTGATCTTCATTTGCCTGATCGAATAAAGCAGTAACTTTGCCTGAAGCGCTTGCTGAGTGAAGGACCTGTGAAATGAGCTGCTCTGCAGATGGGCCGTCATTAACTTTGTGGCAGTCGTAGCCAAGCATGCTAAGGGCGGCGTGGAATAACGACATATCACCGGTGTTCGCCGATAAGTTAACTGTCTCTAGCAAACTTAACTTATGAAATTCTTGATCAGGGTTAAGCTTATTCCTAAGAACGTTTGCCGTGGTCCCTATTCTTGGTGCCTCTAAATCTAATCGAGCACTGCGACTGAACTCTCTCATCGCATCATCTAACTTATGTAGATTTTTTAGCTCAATTGAACATTTTTTAGTTTTCATTATCGCTTAACCTTTTAATCGTCGTTCAACGGTTAACTTTTAAAACGGACTTACCATGATTTATGAGAAACCTAGCAAGGAAGTTTTAACCCGCTTTTTTAAGTTCAGGCTCTTCTGCTTTAAGCTGGCCGCCAGTGAGCCTTTCAATCTGATAAGCGCGAAGCGGGGGTATTATTTCGCCCCATTGAGAAACAGAGCTTTTTGAAACTCCGAGTTTTTCAGCGATGGCGGTACAGCTACCGAAATATTCAATTACTTCTTTCTTGACCATTATTTACTTTACCTAACCATTTGAGACTTAGTTTAGTTTACCTAACTTAAATAAGTCAAGAATAGTTAACGGAAATGTTTATATAGTTTAGGTATGCAAATTTAATAAGGTTTGTGCATGAGTTTTGCCAGCATAAGTGACCGAATAATAAGAAGAGCTAGAGAACTTAATCTCAAACAAAAAGACATTGCCGAAAAAACTGGTGCGAGCAAAGCCTCTGTAAGCAATTGGTTTAGCGGAAAAGACAACCCAACTAGATTCATAATGGAATTGTCTAAAGTACTCAAATGTGAACCCGAGTGGCTTTTAAAAGGCGAATATAGGCTTTCACCAGAAAGCTCCCAGCGCGCGCCAGTAGAAAATAACGCTGAGTATTATGGGCGTATTGACGCTTGGGATAGTGCAACACCGTTGCATGAAGATGAAGTAGAGGTTCCTTTTTTCATGGAAGTAGAATTAGCAGCTGGGATTGGTGGTGAATTAACGTTAGAAATACAAGGGCCAAAGCTGCGCTTTTCAAAGTCAACCTTGCGAAGGTGCGGCGTTGAAGCTGGCGCTGCGGCTTGCGTGAAGGTTTCTGGTAATAGCATGGAACCCAGATTGTTCGATGGGGATGTTGTTGGCGTCAATACCCTTGATAAGCGAATAGTAGATGGAAAGGTGTACGCAATAAATCACTCCGGCCTTTTAAGAGTTAAGCGCCTTTATCGTCTTCCAGGGGGCGGCTTAAGGATCAATAGTATTAACAGTGCCGAGCATCCTGACGAACTATATCAAGATAAAGAACTACAAGATATGGTGATTATAGGTAGAGTTTTTTGGCACTCTAGTATTTGGAATTAGGAAAACTAATAGAAGGAAATCTTATGAACAAACAAACTAATATATACAACTCAAGATCTGTCGAAGATCGTAAGATGGACACACTTATTGGGTTGTCTAAAGGGCTGTTAGCGGATGGAAAGCTAGTTCAAGAAGAAGTAGAGTTTCTTCTTCAGTGGTTATTACAAAATAGAGACTCCAACAACCCGATAATTATTAATATTGAAACCAAGGTAATTGAAATACTCAACGACGGCATTGTTGATAACGAGGAGGCAGAAGAATTATTTCAATTACTTAGTAAACTCAACGGTGATGAAGTCGCTTTAGGCGAATTGGCAAAACCTACCAACCTACCTCTGTGTTCCCCCCCTCCAGAAGTGAAAATACGCGGTTCCATTTTTCTTTTTACAGGAACATTCAACTACGGAACCCGCGCGAAATGCACAAGTTTGGTAGAGGAACTAGGGGGCGCTATTGGAAAGTCAGTTACTAAGAGTATCAATTATCTGGTGATTGGGAGCTATGTTACTGACGCTTGGGCTCATGAGTCTTTCGGGCGTAAGATCGAAAAGGCTATGAGTTACAGAGACATGCAGACTTCTAACATAAAAATCATTAGTGAAAATCACTGGTTAGAAGCTGTGAATAGAACAAAATGAACGCCAAAAAACTAAATTCTAGTTGAACTCAGTTAATATTGATGGAAAAGCAGTGCTGTTGTCGTGTCCTCATTTCTGAACACCCTGACGAACTTTACCTTCAAGAACAAATCCAAGAACTAATCATAATTGGCCGTGTATTCCGGCAATCTAGTATTTGGGATTAATTTAAGATTAAGGAAGATATATATGATTACAAAAATAGAGTCAGAAAACGATGCTTTTGCACTTCTTCGGGAAATAGTTGAAGGTGAAAAAATTGATGAAACTCAATCAATAGAATTGGTTAATTGGCCACGATTTGTCATTAGGATTAAAGGGGAACAATTTAATGGAACAATCCCAACGCGAATAATGCCGTCTCTTTTAGAGCTACAAAAAGAGGTAAATAAGGCGTATTGCTTAGCGGTTTACGGTGAAGAAAGCACAAGGAAGCTGACTAAAAAAGATAGAGAAAAACTAGAACTAGTAGTTAAAGTGGATAAAGGTTCATCTTGGTTCGAAACGCTGTTAGGTGATAAGCTACTCAAAATAATTCAAGATGCGACAGGTAAGATGACACCAGAACAGTTGGTATTAATTGCTATTGTATTCGGGGTTCTTGTGGCAAGCACTGTAGGCTGGAAAGCATGGCTTACCAAAAAATCAAAAGATAAAGAACTTGATTCTGACCTTGAAAAAACAATTGAACTATCAAAGCTAGAGAAAGAAAAAATGGAATTGATTGCCAAAGCTGCTGATTACAGCCCTATACTTTCTCATTTAATTGACAGTGTGCATAGCACGCAAACCAATTTTGCTACAAACCTCAAAGAGAATGACACGCTTGAAGTTGGCGGGAGCAGAGAAGAAAGGAAGCCAGAAAATCAATTGAACGTGACAGGCCATCAAGTATCAACGCTAACTGAAAAAGCAAGAGAGAAAGCTGTAGAAAAGGTAATTAGTGGAAAATACTTGTTGCTTTATGCTGACTTCACAGACAGGGATGACTTAAAGGTGACTTTGAGAAGCATTGATGATGGTTATGAGTTCAAAGCTAAAATACCGCTAGGCGTTATAGGTGATGAACAATCTGAAATAATAAAAGAAGACAGCTGGAATAAAAAAGCGATGGAGCTTGATATTTTAGTTAAGCAGCTTCACAGCAGATACACATCGGCTAAAGTGATAGCAGTTAAAAGTTAGTTAGTATTGAAGCAACAAAATACGATTAGTAAATAAATTTCACTAACAGCAATAAAAAATGACCGCCAATAAGGCGGTTTTTTTGTGCCCATAAAAAACTGTTTAGTTACCCTAACTTTTATTTGACATTTAAGTTAAGTTAACCTAACTTTATCTCCAAGCACACAGGAGATAAAAACCATGTCCCACAAGAGTATTGATAAAACAACGTTTAACGACTTGCTGATGTTCCAAAAAATAGAAGTTGTTAACTCGCTGCTTACGCTTGTTATGAGCGGCCACACCATCAGCTGGCAAAATACCCAGCGTGCCAAGGTTATCTACCTTCGTGATGACAACCAGCTTACTTCCACTCTGCCAGGCGAAATTAAACCAGCCATTATCCAAGCGCTGGAAAGCTTTAATCGTGCACCTAACGGTTTCACATTGCGCCAGCTTATGCCCTCTCTCGCCACGGATGATGCAGCATGATTTATCTCATTATTGCACTTGTAATAACCCTAATGTTCGCCTTCGCATTTATTACCGGCAAGGTAATAGGCTGGGCTACCGGTAAGCGTAAGTCATGATCTGCTTAATTTTAACTGTACTGTTTATCGGTTTTTGTTACGCATGTTGGTGCGTAGTGAAGTCGGTGAATGGGATTAACTGGGGGTAACCCCGTACTAACGGGCTAATTTAACACAGGAAAAGACCATGAAAGATGAAGCTACATTTTCACCAAAACAGGACGCAGAAGCTGTTTCAGTGTCAGATATGTTCAACAATATACTGAATGAAAAAATTAAAAGGGGCGCAGTTGAAAAAGCTATAGAGGTAAAAGTAGATGAGTTTATTAAACGTGTCGCTGATGATGTTTTCAGTAGCTGGGGTGATTTATCAAAGCTAATGAAGGAAAAAATGACTGAGGCAATCATGCCTACCGCTGAGTCCTTGGGAGATATCCCCAAGTACCACGACTTTGTGACTAAGCGTCTTCGATTAGCTGCTCAAAACTTCTACGACAACAAGTTAGTTGAAGTTTTGGATGGTGAATTAAAAGAGATTATGTCGGAAGTTCCCGATGTGGTTAATTTGAGTTGGCTTGTGGAAAAAATAGTTGATGGCGCTAGAGAAGATAAGGCAGAGGGCGAAATAAGCCTTCATATAGATAAGTCCTACAGTAGCTACTGGATTGGAATCGATAAGGAATCTGATAAATCTGAATATGAATGCAATTTCAGAATTGGCCTTAACGAAGATGCAAAAACTGGCAAGTTAAAAATATTCTCATTGAGGGTTGACGGAGAGGATTGCCGCAAGTCAATCGCTCTTGGCCCCTTCTACCAATTTGAAAAAATTCTCTACAACGCTTACGTGACCGAGGCTGAGTTTGCACTAGACAAGGGCGAATACGCAGGCGATTACAATACTGAATGGTACTACGACTAATTAAACCACGCCCCTAACTAAAGGGGCGCAACCCACTGGCTGCAATCGTTTTGGAAGACAGTGCAGCCAACAGCATGAGGATAATAACCCATGATAATCAGAGCATCAACAAAACAACCAGGCATGTTCTACCTGATTTGGAAAGATTCAGGCGTGGAAGGCGGCAAACGTTTCACGAAAATTGAAACAGCTGATGGTAAACGTTCGCAAGATGTAACGTTAATGAATGGCTTGGAAACCGCAGAAATTCTCTACATCGATGCGAGCCGCGTTGACTTTTTCTTTGATATGGCCGCCGAGGTTGGCGTTACTGTTCAGCCAGAACATAAACATACCGAAACCGAAATGAGGAAGTTCTCTGGCCGTGTAACCACAACCCCTCGCATTGGGATGAAAGTGCAAATTAAGAGGTGTTGCGTTGAGGGTAAATTGCATATTGGAAACGAATTTACCATTGCCAGCTCACCAAGAGAGCTATGCGGAACTTGGGTAGTTGCTTTAAACAATTCGGACGGTTCTCGATTTAGCGCTGGCTATGACCTTTCAATGCTAGAAATCACTGATTTGGGAGTAGCAGCATGATCTTACCTAGCTATGACACGTGGGCAGGAAATGCCCAGGCGGCGTTCTTAGAAACTCACGAAGAAGAAGAATGCTGGAACTGCTATGGCTCTGGTGAAAATGAATGCTGTTAATGTGGGCATGACCGAGAGTGTGAAGAGTGTGATGGAACTGGTTCGCTTTATAGAAATTTGCGAACGGGCGAAGAAGTAAAAATGTTTTGCGCTTCTCCACAAGAATACTACCGCTCAATGATGAAAGAGCTTTCACGCTTAGCCAGATGGCAAGCTAAGTCACCAGTAGTGGTAATGCTTCCTTTTGCGAGAGAGCTGCGCCAACAACTGCCAATGGTCGTTCGTCTTAGAAAATACAGAAGGGAAGCAGCATGATCGTATTCAAAACATTCGCCAACGCTAGCCGCTGGTGCAACGCATTCAATCAATTTCCATGGTTCAACTTAATGGTGCAAGCAGTACCAGGCGGTTGGGTTATCACTCGCGCGAAGGGCGTGAACAATTCAATCAATCAACAGGCTTCAATGTAATGGCAACAAAAGGCGTAAATAAAGTAATTCTAGTTGGGCACTTGGGGAACGACCCCGAAGTTCGCTACATGCCAAACGGCAATGCGGTGGCGAACCTGTCACTGGCCACCAGCGAAAGCTGGAAAGATCAACAGGGCCAAGTGCAAGAACGTACCGAATGGCACCGCATCACCATGTATAAGCGCTTAGCTGAAGTTGCTGGCGAGTATTTGAAAAAGGGTTCGCAGATTTACGTAGAGGGCAAGCTGCAAACTCGCAAATGGCAGGACCAGCAGGGGCAAGACCGTTACACAACTGAAATTATTGTTGATCAAATGCAAATGCTTGGTGGGCGCTCCGGTGGTGCGCAGAATGAAAACGGCTTTCAGCGAGGAAGCAATCAAGGAGGCCAACAGGCTGGGAATAGACCTAACGGGAATGCTAGCCAACGCGGAACCAGACAGGCCAACGCTGGCAACCATGGCAATGCCCAACAAAAGGCCCCGATGAGCGAGCCGGATTTTGACTTTGATGATGATATTCCGTTCGCGCCGTTGTTTAAACAATATCGAGCAATGCACCTAGCGTGCTAAGGACTAATTATGTTATTTAAAAATGCAAAAATTTATACCCTGACTCAACCGCTAACGCTTAACAGCGAAATGCTTGAAAAGGCGTTCGGCGAACATGAGTTTCGCCATTGTGGTGCTCACGACTTAGCGACAATGGGCTTTGCTCGCTGCATTGGCGGTTTGTTTGCACACGCTGCCCAAGGCATGTTCACTATTCGCATTCAGAAAGAAGAAAAGATCCTTCCTTCAAGCGTGATAAACGACGAGTTAGAAGAAGCAGTTGAGCGCATTGAAATGGAAACGGGCGCGCCGGTTGGCAAAAAAGCAAAGGCCGATTTAAAGCAAGAGATTGTCACTAAGCTTTTGCCGCAAGCGTTTACAAAGCGAACCAATACCTACGGCACAATCATTCCTGAAAGTAACCTGGTTATCGTTCACGCTGGTTCAGACTCACAAGCTGAGGCTTGGCTTGCAATGGTTCGTAAAGCCCTGGGCTCACTTCCAGTTATGCCGTTCGCTCGCCGTAGCATACAAGCAGAGTTAACGCACTGGGTTACCGATACCACGCCTGACACTATCAGCCTGTTGGAAGAAGCAGAGTTAAAAGCCACTGATGATACAGGCGGTATAGTGCGCGTGAAAAACCAAGAATTAGACAGTGCCGAAGTATCAGCGCACTTAGATGCTGGCAAGCTGGTTCAGAAAGTAGCGTTTGAGTATGACGAGGCTTTTAACGCAGTGCTTTGTGAAGACGGTTCAGTTAAGCGCATTAAGTTAGCCGATCGCGTTCTTGAAGAAAATGAAGATATTCCGAAAGACCAAGTGGAGGTGCGATTTGATGCTGATGTTTATCTGTATGTAAGCACCCTGCTCGGCTTTATTAAGCTGATTGATGCTGAGTTTAACCTAACTGAGTTATATAGCTCCGAAGCCGCTTAACCAGAATTAAGCCCCTTCGGGGGCTAAGGATAAAAACCATGAAAATCACACATGACGAATTAATTTACAAGATATGGCTGGCCCAGCTTAAGAAACTTTCTTCGAGCGTTCTCTGTAGGTTTATTGGCGGCGGCATTGGCGTTTGCAGTGAAGATTACTACATGCAACGTTCAAGCGTTCATATTGTCGAGCGCAAAAGTATCACTGACAAGATTGGGCCTCAGCAACTTCGCAAGAAAATTCTTGAACTCATCGACGGCGGGCTTCTTATTTGGACGCATCGGAATTGCACATTCATGCTAGACACAAAGCAGGCAAAAGAGGCATTCGAGTCAGCAAGAAACTTTATGCTATCAAAAGGGGTTCCAACCGGCTGGGATAGTGAAAACGAGTGCATGCGAACAGTAAAGGTTGATGATGTTGAAGCTTTGAGATCAGAGTGCCATCAGCACTTACTTCAACACTTCAAGCAAATTGATTGGGCTCAGGCCTATGGAGAGGAACAAGCAGCATGAACAATATTATGTTAGACCTAGAAACAATGGGCAAAGGCTCAAACGCAGCCATCGTGTCAATTGGCGCTGTATTCTTCAATCCGCTTACTGGCGAATTTGGCGAGCAGTTTTATAAGCGCATTTGGCTAGAAAGCGCGGCGAAGTATGGTGAGATTGATGCAAGCACGGTTGCATGGTGGCTAGGCCAAAGCGATGAAGCGCGCGCTGAGATTAATCACAATGATAGCGTTGGTTTGAGTGAAGCTTTACGCGCATTTAGCGAATTAGTTATCAGTGAAGCCCAATGCTCTTTTGCTGATATTCGAGTATGGGGCAACGGTTGCACATTCGACAACGTAATTATTGCCAACGCTTACAAACAGCTAAAGCTTCAAAAGCCTTGGTCTTACTCTGGTGATATGGATGTACGAACCATTGTTGAACTTGGCCGCAAGCTTATTAATTTCGACCCTAAGAAAGATATGCCGTTTGAGGGAGAAAAGCATAACGCTCTAGCCGATGCCATTCACCAGGCTAAGCATGTTTCTGCTATTTATCAGAAGTTGGCTGATGTTATTCAGCGTGATGAGATAGAAGCAGCATGAGGCGCCAGATATTCGTTAACGGCAAACCCCACTACGCCAGCGCAATGCTAGTGGGGATCGTACAAAATTTCATTGAGCACAACTATAAAACAGCTGAGATAGCAGCCGAAATAAATAGAAGCACGGCATTCACTCACGCACTGGTTGTGTCAATTAAAGATGAAACTCAGATGGAGAGAGCAGCGTGAGTAATTTAAACGATATTATCAATCAGCAGCGTGAAGAAATCGGACAGCTGCGCGAACAGCTAGAAAAGGCAAATGAGCGTGGTGAAGAACTTCAAGACGCACTGGTTGACGATGCCAAAGCTAAGGCAATGCTGAATAAGCTAACTATGGAAAATGGCGAACTAAGCATAAAAGCCAGCGGTAATATTTTTCATGTGTTTTGCGAAGCATTCGTGGAGACATTCAAAGGCTCTGGCGCAACCAACTACTTAGTTGCAGAGTTTAACAGCGAGGAGCTTGGCGCATTCACAGTAACGATGCAGCGAAGTGAAGGCTTAACTGTTTATCAAAAACTAAATGAAGCTAATGAGCGTGTTGCGGAATTAGAATCTCAGCATCAATTACTCACAATGCGAATTGAGCCGCTTTTGGATATGCAAGAAGACGGTGAGCTTTATGCAAGGTGTCATCTGGCGGACGATATTTATGAATCTTTTGTAGAAGGGTCTTCAGTCGATGCACTAAACAAATTCACCATAGAGCAGCAGATTGAGGCGCTTGCACATGTACTAAGCAGTTACAAAACCCAGAAGTTTTGCCCAACTAATTATGCGATACAAGCGTTTAATGACGGTGTTGCGCATTTGTGGGCGCATATTGTGAATTGTGAACTGCAACTACGCAAGGGGGGTGAGTCGTGAATAAACATGTACAAGTGATGATAGCGTGTGCGGGGCTATTCGCAGGGATAACAGTTTACGAAAACTCTGAAGTGCATTGGACTAGAAAAGACACGGCTTTCATATGGCTGAAAGGTTGCCAGCTTATTGAAACTTGTGATGGTTATCAAGAAGCCCTTAAAGAAGCTATGAAAGATTCTACTCTTACAAATAGTGAGTTTTGGGTACTTAAAGAAATTTACAACGATGGTTACGACAAGCACAGAATGAAGGGGTTAGATTGATGAGTAGTGAAGCAATCAGAAAAAAACTGGTAGCAAAAGGTTACCCTGTAACTTCTGTCACCTACTGTCGTAATGCTCCGACACCTTCAGGGCTCGCCAAAGGTTACGACATAGAGCTTGTGAACATCAATGATAGTTTTGTTGAAATCGAAGATTTGGTTTTTGACTACGATAAAAATATTGAAATAAGCAATTCTATGGAAATGGATGATTTAGCCAGTGTTTTAAAATGGGTTGAATCATTGCCTAACTTAAAGACGCTACGCAAAGGGGGTGAGTGATGGGCCCAATAGGTAGAGTGTTACCAACAAAAGGCGAGCTTTTTATTATAGCCTTACTGATTATGTTGATTGGTTGGTGTGCGGGAGAGCTTATCTTGTGGCTGTTTTCTTTTGTTGAAATCAGTTTAGCTAAATAAGGAGCAAAGGGAGTGAAAGACTTTCTAACAGATCAAGAGATTGAAGAGCTCACTGGTGCTAAACAGGAAAGTAAGCAAAAGGAGATATTAACCAAAAATCGTATATTCTTTGTAGAACGAATGGATGGCAAAATAAAAGTTTGCTGGCATCACGTTCATCACCCCATGATTGGGAAACTAGAAGAAACCGATAGTTTGATTAATTGGAATGCAGCATGACAAAAAGGAAAAGCCGCAAAGACGCATGGATGCCGCCACGAGTATACCCGGGTAAATCAGCTTACGAGTACCACCCAAAAGGTGGTGGTGCTATTCGCCTTTGCTCTTTGGATGCCAAGCAATGGGAAGTATTGAAGGCCCATGAAGATGCTATTCAAGCGTTAGAATCAAAAGATAACCTTTCTGGGTTGGTTGGCGATTTCTTCCAAAGCGCTGACTTCTCCGATTTATCTGAAACCACCCAAGCTGACTATTTAAAGTACAGTCGCAAAGTTTTATCCGTGTTTGGTAAAGTGCACCCCGACAAATTAGAGCCTCGCCACGTTCGTGCTTACATGGATAAGCGCGGGGCAAAATCGAAAACCCAAGCAAACAGGGAAAAGGCTTTTCTGTCTCGCTGTTATCGATGGGCCTATGAAAGAGGTTTAGTTAAGCAGAACCCATGCAAAGGGGTTAAACAGTTCAAAGAAACGGCCAGAGACAGATATGTTGAAGACTGGGAATACAAAGCAGTATTTGAAAACGCCCCACCCCATGTACAAGCTGCAATGGAAATAAGTTACTTATGCGCTGCGCGTAAAGGTGATGTTCTTGCTATGACATGGGATCAGATACGTGATGAAGGTATTTTTATTCAGCAAGGTAAAACCAACGTTAAACAAATTAAGGAATGGACCCCTCGACTCAAGAAAGCAATCGAGATAGCAAAATCATTGAGAACGGGCAATGTTATAAGCCGCTGGGTAATTTGCCAGGCGAACGGGAAAAATTACACGGGCCGTGGGTTCGATCAAGGCTGGATGGATGCGCGGGAACTGGCGCGAGCAAAAACCAATATGGCGTTAGATTTCACGTTTCACGATCTTAAAGCTAAGTCGATTAGTGATTACGAAGGCAGTACTAGAGAAAAACAAATGTTCTCAGGGCACAAAACAGAGCGACAGGTTAATACTTACGATCGGAAAGTTAAGGTTGTGCCAAGCTTAAACAAGTGAGTTTGTTAGGAAATATCGTTAGGAAATAGTTAGGAAGTGTCAGAAATGACATTTCCGAGCCGACAAAATCAGATAAATAAACTATTGATTTCATGGGCTTTTTAAGTGGTGCCCGGGGCCGGACTTGAACCGGCACGCTGTTACCAGCGAGGGATTTTAAATCCCTTGTGTCTACCAATTTCACCACCCGGGCATCGGGTTGCTTTTCAGCAAAGGTGTCAGGCGTAGAACCTGATGCTGCAAGGCAGCTTATGGAGGCGGAACCCGGAGTCGAACCGAGATCCACGGATTTGCAATCCGCTGCATAGCCATTCTGCCATTCCGCCCTACTAGCTATTGCATTTTAGATTTTGGAGCGGGAAACGAGATTCGAACTCGCGACCCCGACCTTGGCAAGGTCGTGCTCTACCAACTGAGCTATTCCCGCACTCTTAAATCTTACATTTCGTTTCGGTGATGTCCTCTCGAAATGTGGGGTGCATTCTACCTGTACCCGCCAAACTGTCAATACGAAAAACAGTGAAAATTAAGGAAAATTTGCATTTTTTTGTTCGTTTGCCTTATTTTTATTCATTTTGATTATAACGCGATCAATTTGGTTTAATTGCGTTGCCACCTAAATGTGGCCATGCTGCTTTTGTGTACACCAACATTGACCATAAAGACAACAGTGCAGCAATATAAAGAAGAATATAACCAAGTGTGACCCAGTAAATGGTAAAGCCCATGAAGGTTTCTAGTCCTGACAACAGGCCGATTAAGGCTAACATTTGAGCAGTTGTTTTCGCTTTTCCTATGAACGACACCTTTACCGCTTCGCGCACACCGTTTTGCCCCATCCATTCCCGTAACGCAGAAACATAAATTTCTCTTACGAGTAATGCAATTGAGGGTAAGGTAATCCACAAATTTGCGTAGCTGTGGGTAATCATTAATAACGCAGCGCCTACAATTAGCTTATCGGCAACGGGGTCGAGGAATGCACCGAAGGGGGTGCTCTGTTGTAATTTTCTTGCGAGGTAGCCATCAAACCAGTCGGTAATAGCCGCTAACCAAAATATAAATGCGCCGGCTTCATGCGCCCAACGCCAATCTAAAAAATACACAGTTACGAATACGGGTATCAGAATTACTCTAAATAAAGTAATGATATTTGGAACAGTCCACAT